CGTCACCGGGGGGTCGAAATAGACCCCGGCCGAGTTGACGATCGGCACGGCGTTGCCGCGCGGGCCTTGGTACACGTCCTGCCAGACGATCCGCTCGCGGGTGGCGAACCCCGTGCGGATCAAGTGCGGCCTGGTCAGAGGGTTGTCGGCACCCTCGTACTCGCAGACAACTTCCCAAATTTTCGGCTGGTTGTTGTTGGGTTGGTTGTAGCTGATGTTCGAGCAGACGGCCCCCAGGTCGACGTCGTTGCCGGCGATATAGAGGTCCAGAAGCGACGGGAGCGCCCCCGAGGCGCTGATGGTCTGCGGCCCATCGTTCTGGTCGCTGGTGTAGACCTGAAAGTGACGGGTATAGTTCCGTGTGGCCCAGGTCCGCGCTGGGGTGAGGCTTTCTCGCCCTCCGCGCCCGCCGGCTCGCTCATGTGCCCAAACAACGCTCATGGCTGGCCTCCCTGCGTGCTAGGCTGCCAGAGCGGGATAAGCTTCGCCGCTTTCAGGATGCCGGTGTCGAGGTCGTAGGTCCATTCGTAATGCGCTGGCATGAATCGCGGCTGATCTGGCGGCGCGTCGGGGTCGGGCACGCCGCACTGGAACGTGATCTTGCCCGGCTCTTCCTTGGCAATGCCGATGCAGGTCACGCTGGTTCGCTTGACGAATGCGATGAGCGCAGCTTCGCGCTCGCGGGACGGCGCGGCCTTGAAGAGCTTGGCCAGGTCCGTCGTGCGGCTGGGGCGCTCGACCTTGGCGGTTCCTTTTTCCATGCTGCGCAGGTCGATCATCAGAACACACCCCCGCCGGCAATGTTGATGACCTTGGGTTGCCTGTTCTCGTTGTGTCGCCGACGGTTTTCGATGTTCGCCTGCCGCAACTCTTCGATGATCCGCTTGCGTTGCTTCTCGGCCTCGTTCTTGCCGCCGAAGCCGCCCATCGCCCGGACCATGATGCTGTAGGCTTCCTTGGAACCGAATTCGGCGGCGGGGGTGAACGCTTTGGCGGCCGGGCCGAAGGTCTTTTTCTTATCGCGCTCCAGTGCCTCCTGCATTTCCAGGTCGATCTTGTTTTGCAAGGCGTCTCGTTCATCGGGCGTCAGCAGTCCCTTGTCGAAGAGCTTGTCTAGTTCCTTTTCCTTGCGTTGCTGTGCCGCCTCGGGTGTTTCGAGGGACTTTTTGAGTTCATCGGCCCGCCTCTTCATGTCGTCGAAATCCTTTTTGTTCTTGTCGGCGGCTTCCTTCTGGGCATCAAGCATCTCCTTCCTGACTCGAAATTGCTTTTCTAGGAGCAGGATGCGACGAACTTCAGTCTCGTTGTTTCCTTCGGCCGCCAATTGCGCAGCCCTCTCAGCTTCGGCATCCTTATCGAGCAGCGCGATCTTCAGCTTGAGGCTCAAGATCAACTTGTCATAGGTCTCCGTGTGTCTCTTTCGTTCGGCGTCGGCGTCCTTTTCTGCCTTCGTCCGTTCTTCAGCCGCCTTCGTCTCGGCTACGACCATGTCGTAATGACCCATGATTTCGCCGATGCTTGTCCGATTGCCGGCTGCGATCGCCGCGTTGGCGTAGGCGAGTCGGTCCATCGCTTCCTTGCCGAACCGTGCTGCGTCCCACGCCTTAATCATCGCATCGTGCAGCTTGTCAAACGACTCCTTGTTCTTCTCCAATTCGGCACGTGCGGCGGCGTCGCCGCCCTTGAAGGGAGTCGGTAATTCTTCCTTGCCGCGCTCGGCCAGCAGTTTTACGTCCTGCGCACTCAGCATCTCACCCTGATGTAAGGCAATCATCAACTGGATTTGGCGAATCTTCTTTGCCGCCCGATCCATTTCGTCGTGGTCATTGGCCTTCTTTGCGGCGTCGTAATCCAAACGCTCCTGCGCGTCCATCTTTTGCAGGGCGGCGATTTTCTTTTGGGTTTCATTGAACCTCAAAAACGAGCCTAATCCGGCACCGAAAACATCGAAGAAACCAAATGCGTCGGCCGTCGTCGTCTGCCATACGTCGCGTTCTCGCGCCATCGACTGGTTGATTCCGCCAATGACATCCTTGAAGTGCAGGGCTTCCGCAGTGGCCTTCGTCATGCCCTCCAAAATGAACCCTGTGTAATCCTTCAAGGTCGCCATCAGCCCTTGCGTGCTCTTCTGCGCGGCCTCGGAAGCGCCGTGCCATCGTCCGCCAGCGTCTACCAGTTCGATCAGCGCCATTTGGAATTCGTGCGCTCCGATCCTGCCGTCCGTCACCATCTGATGCACTTCGTCATTGGAGACCTTCATCACCTTGGAGAGTTGCGTCCAAATCGGGATGCCGGCGTTGCTGAACTCGTTGATGTCGCGAGTGTACTGCCGCCCTTGAATCAGGTTGCGGGTATAGATGCGCGTCAATTCTTCGATGCTCGTTCCCGAACCAGCCGCCAGTTCGGTCATCAGCTTCAAATGACCTTGCAGGTCCCTCGCTTCGATGCCAACGGCTGCCAGAGACTTCGCCGAGCGCGCGATTTCAGGGAACTCCATCGGCGTCTTGGCGGCCAAGTCCTTCAGCTCTTCCAAGACCGCCTTTCCCTTGCCGGCGGATTTGTACATCGTCGAGAGCGATACCTCGACGTTCTCGAACGTTACCATCAGGTTCACGCCGGTCGAGACGATGGCCGACATGGCGTTCTTAAACTCGTTGATGGCCAAGATCGCCGCGCCGACGCCGACGCCGAAGGACGCCATTTGGCCGATGGTTGGGCTGATCGCCGACGCGATCATTCGGAAACCGCCGCGGCCCGCATTAGAGACATCGTCCATTCGTGCTTTGGCAGCGGCGGTAGCATTCGTGATGTTTGCCAAGCCTGCGGCCCACGAGTTCCAGCGACCTTGGCCCATCTGCGCCATCATTGGCACAACAACTGTCGCAAGTCGCTGGTTTGCGGCGGCGGCGGCGTTCGTGGCATTCGTGATATTTGCCAGACCTGCGGCCCACGAGCTCCAACGCCCTTGGCCCATTTGCGCCATCATTGTCGTCACAGCCGCGGACAGTGCCTTCGTTCTTGCTTCGGCTGCGGCAGTGGCATTTGCGATATTAGCTAGCCCAGCTTCCCATGAGTTCCATGAACCCTTGGACATTTGCGCCATCATTGCCGTCGCAGCAGCAGATAGCGCCTTCGTTCTTGCTTCTGCGGCAAGCGTTGCATTGGAAATGTTCGCTAGTCCGGCTTCCCAGGAGTTCCAGCGACCCTGGCCCATTTGTGCCATCATTGCGACAGCGACTTGCAACGTAGCTTCCTGTTTGGCGCGAAGCCTGGCAGTAGCCTCTGCGGCGGCATTCACAGCCGCAGTTTCCTTGGCAAGTGTCTCGGCCAGAAACTTCGTGACCTTGTCGTAAGCCAACACGGCGGCTTGGCCTTCCCAGAGTTTCGTCCCGAGCAGGTCCATCGCCGCTTCGTAGCGCTGAAGCGGCGACAATCCCTCGGTCGTCGCCTTGTTCGCCGCACGCATCAGGTCGTTGATGGCCGTGGCCGACTTCTTCGTGCCGGAAATGAAGTTCGAGATGTCGGCAGAGAGCGCGACGGTGATATTTGCAATCGTGCTCATGGCGCGGCGTCCCTCGCGACGGTCCTTGCCGCCGCAATCTCGCGCTGAATCCCCTGAACATCGACGTTCATCGCGCCGCCGGCCTGTTCCGCCAGCCGGGCGTTGTGTGCCTGGGCGAAGAGCATCAGTTGGTGTTCGATCTCGTCGGGGTCCATCTGGTCTTCAGGGTCGCGGCCGAATTTCAGAATGTACTCGTGAACCGGCCGGAAGTCTCCGCCGGCCGCGCCGATGATGTGGTTGCAAATCATGCCGGCCTGCATGTCGCCCCGCAGCGCGCCGAAGGGTTCGATGCGGTTATAGGCCAACCACTCGTCGAGCTGCCTGGGCGGCGCCTCGGCGAGCATCTCATCGACGTTGTAACGGCCAAGGGCCAGCGCTAGCCGGAGGGCGAAGAGCCTGCGGTAGCGCTTTCGGAGTTTTTTTCCTCGTCCTCCAGGTCCTGCGTCCGCATCTTGTTGATCCGCAATGCCATTTTGCTCAGGCGGTGGATCGTGTGGCCCTTTTTGGCCAGCGCCGGCATGTCGTCGAGCTTGAAAATCGGGTTGCCCTGCTCATCGCAGCAGGTTTCGACGACCAGCCGCGTGCGGAAGGCCGTGATGTCCTCTTTTTGCCGTGATTCCGCGTTCCACAGGTCGAATTTGTCGCGGTTTTCCAGTGGCATCTGCCAGACCCAGACCTTCATGCCGAAGGCCGTGGTGAATTCGTGGTCTCGGTCTTCAAAAGCCAGGGCCTTTTGGCCCATCTGCTCGGCCGTCAACGGCTCGGAAGGCGCGCCGTTGGTGTCGGATTCGCTCATTTCGGTCGCTCCGCTGTGCTTGGTTCCGCAAAATAGTCCGCAGCAGGCAGTTTACCGGCTGTTTTGTGCCAGATTGGCGGGTTGACAGCGGTTTAGCAGGCTTCCAGGGCCCGCCAGACCGTCCGCGGCTTGATTCCCAGTTCGCGGGCCACGCGATGGACCGCCGCCGTGCGGCTTTTGACCTCCGCTGGATGCACGATGGCGAAGCGCTCGCGTATTTTCCGCCGTTTTGGTGCGAGATTCTCGCTGCGAGCGCGGCCGGCACGCTGGGCGGCGCTGGCGGCCCGCCGGCCGCGCTCGACCAGCGGCTCGAACGAGCGTACCTGCATCCGTTCGGCGATGGAGCCAGCCCGAATGCCTTCCATTGCCGCTGAGATGGCGTCTCCCGCGTCGATCCAGTACCGGATGAACCGCAAGCTCGCCAGAAGATCGCT